GGTGACCCGGTAGGTACTATATACATGGCATCTGACGTTGTTCGTTTATATGTCTACGATGGTACGGACTGGCAGTACTACACGGGGACATAATAGATGCACGAGACAGCACAAGGTTTATACCACAGTCTAGAGAATCAGCGTTGGTCGTTTCTAGATCGTGGTCGTACTTCATCTGAGTTAACACTACCATATGTACTACCACCTGACGGGCATAGCTTTGCTACTAAGTACTATACACCGTATCAAGGTATCGGAGCTAGAGGTGTACTTAACTTAGCATCTAAACTTTTACTTGCCCTACTACCGCCTAACGCTCCGTTCTTTCGGTTGGTCATAGACCGCTACGAATTAGATAAAGCTAAAGCTGAACTAGGACCAGAAGGAGCGGAGCAGTTACGCACTGACTTGGAGAAAGCATTAGCTGATGTTGAGCGTAGTGTGTCACAGGAAGTAGAAGTACAGAACTTTAGGAACGGTATATTCCAAGCACTAAAGAATCTTCTTATCAGTGGTAACAGTCTGTTGTACTTACCTGATGATGGAGGTATGAGAGTGTTCCGTCTTGATCGTTACGTTGTTAAGCGTGATCCAATGGGTAACGTTACACACATAGCTGTCAAAGAAACGGTAGCACCTA